CTATATTTAACAACAAGTGTTGGTACAGTAACAGGTATTACGGTGTTCTATGGCTAAGTCTCCAGCATGGCAGAGGAAAGAGGGAAAGTCCGAGAAGGGCGGTTTAAACGCCAAAGGACGAGCCTCCGCGAAAGCGCAAGGTATGAACTTGAAGGCTCCCCAGCCAGAAGGCGGCTCTCGGCGCGACTCTTTCTGTGCGAGGATGGGCGGCATGAAAAAGAAGCTAACCTCTGCCAAGACAGCCAACGATCCAGATTCACGGATCAATAAAGCATTGAGGGCTTGGAATTGTTAGATCTAAACACCGCTTGGTCTGCCATCCTGTCCTTAGTGATGGGATTGCTTGGCTACATGATGAATGAAAAGTTCAGGGAACTGGCTCGTATAAGCATTCTCTTAAACAAAACACGCGAGGAGGTTGCCCGTGATAACGTTACTCAAGCAGAAATTGACCGCATTACTAACCACATTGACCAACGCTTTAATAAACTTGAAGCAAAGATTGACCAGCTTATTCAAAAGGGGTGAATAAATGAACCCAGCAACAAAAGCCGCATTATTTTTAGCTGATCGAGCTGGTATTGATGTTCCAAAACCCGTCAGAGTGTTGGCTGATCCAATTGGATCTGCTGTTAATTATTTTGGCCCAAAAATTAATGAAGCTTTAGGCACAGCCCCCGGCACAGCAGAGGCAGTAGCCAATCCTAAAGGGTTCTTAAAAGATCTAGCCAAAGATGTTGGTAAAGATTATTTAAGAGAAAGAAGCGATATTCCCGTAGAAGACCGCAGTATCTCATCATCTAGTGATAACGGCGGCTATGACAAATTAGCTCTTAGCACCTACGCAGATGACGATATAGATGCGTTTAAACGTGGCGGTAAAGTTAAGTCTGCGGCAAAATCAAACACGGCATCCCGTCGTGGTGATGGAATTGCACAACGTGGTAAGACTCGTGGTAGGTATTTGTAATGCCAAGCACAAGTAAGAAGCAACATAATTTCATGGAAGCGGTGGCTCATAACCCATCGTTTGCCAAGAAAGCAGGAGTCCCGCAGTCCGTGGGTAAAGATTTTTCATCGGCTGATAAAGGCCGTAAATTTTTTAAAGGTGGCGATATGATGAATTCTAAAATGAAAATGTTTGAAAAATCAGGCAAAGACGTTGAGAAAAAAGGCATGAAAGAAGGCTCTAAAGCTGACATGGCTTTAGATCGCAAACAAATGATGGGCATGAAAAAGGGCGGCATGGCTGAGGGTGGTATGTCAGATACCGCTCAAGACAAGGCCATGATTAAGAAAGCGTTTAAACAACATGATGCTCAAGAGCACAAAGGCGGCAAGGGTACATCCCTAAAACTTGCTAAAGGCGGTGCGGCTAAATACATGTCGTTTGGTGAAACAGGCAAACCTGCTGGCATGAAACCTGTTACCAAAATGGCTTCTGGCGGTTCATTCCGCTCTTCTGCTAATGGCATTGCTTCAAAAGGCAAGACCAAAGGCACGCAGATTAAAATGACTAAAGGCGGCATGGCCTGCTAAGGAGTTCTTATGAAGCAAAACATCAATAACTCAGAGTTTATTGAACCCGGCTCCGGCACAATGCCTGAAGACGACAATAGTGGCGCACCTCCTGCGGCTATGCCGTCACCTCGTAAAAACAAAGTGGTGACCAAGGAAGAGCTTGAGAAGTCAGGCATGTCCTTGCGTGATTATTTAAACAAACAACAAGGTTTGACTCGCCGCAAAGAAAAAGACCCCACTGCGGGTGATTCTCCTGATAAAGCAGCACAAGAAGCCGCAGATGCTATTGATCCGGGTCGTGATATGAGAGTGCCTCGTTACACACCACCCGGCTCTGCTCCAAAACAAACCACACAGCAGCCAAAGCCAAAAGTGTTTATGCCAAGCAAACCTGACAATAGTTTTTCAGGCAGTAAGTTTTCCAAGGGTGGTTCTGTTTCATCCGCATCTAGTCGTGCAGATGGTTGTGCTACCAAAGGCAAGACACGAGGTAAGTTTGTATGATGGCAAGCCGTGGAATGGGAGCAATGTCCCCAAGTAAAATGCCCGGCGGTAAACGTAAAACTCGCCGCGATAACACTGACTTCACTCAATTTGATATGGGTGGTGAAGTGTTTGACAAAGAACAGGAAGATGCCGTTAAACTTGGTGTTCAAAATCCACGTTTAAACCTTGCAAAAGGTATGAAAGAACTGGCTGCACGTTTAACCGCTGAAAAGCAATTAGGCCCAAACACTTCATTGCAGGCTTATTTGGATGCTAACGTTGGTAGCCGTGGCGCTAAAATACCGGGCGCTGGCGTTCAGTTAACTCATCGTTTTGCTGAAGGTGGAAAAGTAAATGCCGCCGGTAACTACACTAAACCCGGTCTTCGTAAAAAAATTGTGTCACAAGTAAAATCCGCAGCTACGCAAGGCACTGGCGCAGGCCAATGGTCAGCCCGCAAAGCACAACTTGTTGCTAAAAAGTACAAAGAAGCTGGTGGGGGTTACAAAGATTGAAAGCTCCTCAAAAATCGCTAAAAGATTGGGGCGACCAAAAATGGCGCACTAAGTCTGGTAAACCGTCGAGCAAGACGGGGGAGCGATATTTGCCTGAAGCAGCCATTAAATCTTTATCTTCTCAAGAATATGCAGCCACAACTAAAGCCAAACGTGCTGGTAAAGCATCTGGTAAACAGTTTGTAGCGCAACCCAAGACTATTGCAAAGAAAACGGCAGGATTTAGATGACCACTACCGGCTCAACCCTATTCAATATGGACTTCACGGAGATTGCCGAGGAAGCGTGGGAGAGGGCTGGCCGGGAAATGCGTTCAGGTTATGACTTACGTACAGCGCGTAGGTCAATGAACCTAATGACCATTGAGTGGCAGAACAAAGGTATTAACATGTGGACTATGGAGCAGGGAATCATTAACCTGACTCCGGGTCTGGCTACATATGCTCTGCCCACAGATACCATTGACTTGCTAGAGCATGTCATCCGTACAGGATCTAACACTGCATCAACGCAGGCAGACCTGACCATTACTCGCATTAGTGTGTCCACGTATGCAACAATTCCAAACAAACTCAGTCAAGCAAGACCAATCCAAGTTTGGATTCAACGTCTTTCTGGGCAAACTAATCCAACGACTGCGGTCTTGGATGGAGCCATCACCTCCACGGCAACAACGATCACGCTTAACACGGTGGTTGGGTTAGCCGGAGCAGGATTTATCCGTTTAAACAGTGAAGACATTTACTACACCTACATATCAGGGAATACCCTTGGTGGTGTGTACCGTGGTCAGAATAACACGACAGCCGCCGCTCAGGCAGATGGCACAGCAGTCTTCGTCCCGCAACTACCAGCCGTTACTGTGTGGCCTACGCCCGATAACAGCACCACCTATCAATTCGTGTACTGGCGCTTAAGGCGAGTGCAGGATGCAGGTGCTGGTATGGAGACATCTGATATGAACTTCCGCTTCCTGCCATGTTTGGTGGCTGGCTTGGCTTATCACATTGCCATTAAGACACCTGACCTGATGCCTCGCATTCAGATGCTCAAACAGATTTACGATGAAACTTTTGAAATTGCAGCCGGTGAAGACCGTGAAAAAGCTGCGGTAAGGTTTGTTCCTCGTCCTAATTACATTGGAAGCAGTACGTAATGGGTAATCGGTTTGCATCCGGCAAGATAGCGATTGCTGAATGTGATCGTTGTGGACAGCAATACAAACTTAAAAAGCTTAAGACTGAAATCATTAAGCAACGTAAGTATCAGTTGTTGGTCTGCCCTGAGTGCTGGGATCCAGATCAACCCCAGTTAATGTTAGGTACGTTTCCTGTAGACGACCCACAAGCACTACGTAATCCTCGCAGGGATACAACGTATGTAACTTCTGGTGTTAACTCTGCTGGCAATTTGTCAGGTGGTTCACGAGACATTCAATGGGGTTGGAATCCGGTTGGGGGGTCTAGGTTTTTTGATGATGGATTGACACCAAACTACTTGGTGGCAACCACATTTGTTGGTACAGTAACGATATCTTAAGGAGTTTAAACATGGCATATACAAAATCAGCCGATGGAGTCGCTAAAAAGGGTAAAACTGATGCTCAAGTCTTTCCTACTAGCGGCCCTTCTCAAAAAGAAATGATGGGTGGTAAAAAGACAGCCGGTGTAACTGGTAAATCTATGCGGGCTGTTGGTCGCAACATGGCCCGTGCAATGAATCAAAAGCGAGGCTAATCATGGCTAAAAACAATCTTCCAGCTTCTGCTTATGCCAAGCCACACACAATGTCTGGCAAAGCTGTAAGTGTTTCTGACAATCCCGGTAGCGGCCCTGATCACAGCCGAGCTAACACAGTTAATATGTCTGTAGGCAATGTTACTCGCAATGAGCAACCCGGTACTAAGACCACTGGCATCAAAGTGCGTGGTACTGGCGCGGCGACTAAAGGCTTGATGGCAAGAGGGCCGATGGCGTGAACTACAGTGAGCTTGTCACGCAGGTAAACGATTACTGCGAGAACTCTTTCCCAACCGTCAACATGGATGTTTTCATCCGTCAGGCGGAACAGCGCATCTATAACACCGCGCAACCCGCTAATTTGAGAAAGAACGTGACAGGCGTATTGACTGTTGGTAATAAGTACCTCCAGTGTCCTTCAGACTTCTTGTCTGTTTATAGTCTTGCCGTATATCCGTACAACGCTACAACTGCCACAGGAACGTCTGGGCTTAAAACAATTGTGGTGGCAAGCACTACAGG